GTGCAGATCAAGTAAACGATGTTGGAGTTACTCCACTGTTTATTTCGAAATCAAAAATTTCGGCTACAACAGGGGCGAGTATCGCACAATTAAAAATCATCGGAGTTTCTAGAGATCCTGATCATTCTGATACTAGCGCTGAGGGCTTTGCTCTTAGAGTTTATATCAATGAACATATCTTAGGAAACAACGTAGCAGGGATATAATAGGAGGTATTTAATACTATGGCTATATCACGAAACCAACTAGTTAAAGAACTAGAGCCAGGATTGAATGCACTATTCGGCCTGGAATATAAACAGTATGAAAATCAGTCAGCTGAAATTTATACTACTGAGTCATCTGACAGAGCTTTTGAAGAAGAAGTTATGTTATCAGGATTCGCTCAAGCATCAGTTAAACCGGAAGGTTCTGGTGTAAGATACGATCAAGCTCAAGAAACTTTCACAGCTAGATACACTAACGAAACAATTGCGTTAGCGTTTGCTATTACTGAGGAAGCTATTGAGGACAACCTGTATGACAGACTTGCTTCAAGATACACAAAAGCTTTAGCAAGATCTATGGCTCAAACTAAACAAGTTAAAGCAGTTGCACCATTAAACAATGGTTTACCTGGAGGAAGTTTTACTTCAGGCGATGGTGTTACTCTTTTCAACACAGCTCACCCAACGATTTCTGGAACTTTCCAAAATACGTTGACAACAGCTGCGGACTTAAACGAAACTTCATTAGAGCAATCAATGATCGACATTGCAGCGCTTACTGATGAAAGAGGTTTAAAGATCGCTGCTAAAGCTACAAAGATGATCATCCCATCTGCACTACAATTCACAGCTGAAAGACTTATGGCTTCTGCTGGTAGAGTTGGAACTGCTGATAATGATGTCAATGCACTAAAATCTATGGGGATGATTCCTCAAGGTTACTCTGTTAACAATTTCTTAACAGACACAGATGCGTTCTACATTATCACAGACGTGCCAAATGGTATGAAGCACTTTGAAAGATCTCCATTGACTACTAAAATGGAAGGTGACTTTGATACTGGAAATGTAAGATACAAAGCTAGAGAAAGATACGTATTTGGTGTATCTGACCCTAGAGGTATTTTTGCTTCTCCAGGAGCTTAATACTTAATTTTTTGTGGCGGGACATAGTCTCGCCACAATTAGCATATAGAAAGACAAAACCATGAAAAAATTCCTTGTAAACATTTGGGCTTATGACCATCACGCAAAATTTGAAGTATTATCTGAAGATAATGCTGTAGCCCTTGAAAACGCAATCCTTGACAAACTTGGAGAAAAAAGTATAAAGTGGGAGGATCTTGGAATCAGTTATGATAACAAGAATAACCGAATAACCTATGAGGAGGTTATCCATGATACAAGACCTTTACAAACAAAAAAGGTCCTTGGAGTTGAAGTGGGAACAGGAGCATCTATCTAACAATAGATACACTCTTGAAATGGTCAGAATTGATGACAAAGTTAAAGAAGTCATCACAAAGATCAAGCTAGAAGAAGCAGCTATTGCCCACAGACAGAATACTGTCGAAGGAGCAGCTCCACAAGTTTCAGTAGCTACTTAATAAAAAGCTACATCGCTGAAATGCATAAATACCGTAGGCTCTCTTGCACTCTACTAAAAACTAGTATATAAATTAATCACTATACATTAAATTGAATATCGACGCGTATAGTCGACGGCCTAGAGACGGTATTCAAATAACTAGGAGGATAACACTATGGCAAACACTACGTTTCAAGGACCAGTAACATCCAAAAATGGATTTATTACTACAGGTCCGGCTAATGTTGTAGATGCTGATTCAAGCACATCATTAACAGTTGCTTCTCATGCGGGAAGAATTGTACACAATAATGCTGCTGGAGCAGTAACTTACACATTGCCAGCAATCAATGCTAACTCTGATTCTGCAGTTGCAGGACCAGGAGCAGATCTAAACAATTTAAGTAACATAGGTGCAACTTTTGAAGTTTTTGCATCAATTACTAAAACTGGAGATTTTATTGTACAAGTTGCAAATGCTAACGATGTTATGGTTGGAGGTGCAAAATTTATTGATGACACTTCTGACAACATGGTTGGTTTTGAAACTGTTGCAGCATCAGACACTATTACTTTAAATGGTAGTACAACTGGTGGTGTAACTTTTGCAAAAGTTACGTGTACTGCAATTAGTTCTACTCAATGGAAAGTTGATGTAGAGTCTGGTTGTACTGGTACACCAGCAACTCCGTTTAGCGCGGCAGTTTAATAAATAATTAAAGTGCTCCTTCGGGAGCACTTTTAATAAGGAGAATAATAATGGCAGCAAAAACTGACATACAAGCAACGAGATCCGATGCAGCGGCAGGTGCAACTGCAATCGTAGCTCCACCAGTAAGATTAAGAGGTATAATTATTGCTTCTGATGGCGGTGGTGCAGGTGTTTTGGAACTTACAACAACATCAAACTCAGGAACAACTTTGTTTCTTGCAGACGTTCCAACAGGTGATGTAATTAATTTTAATTTCCCTGAAGATGGAATTTTATTTCCAAAAGGAATTTTTTGTAAAACTAAAACAAATATCGCTGCTTATACTTTATTGACAGACAAATTTTCTGGTCCAAATCTAAGCTAGGAGGTTTGAGTGGCTAATGTTACTTCAAGTTCTTATGTCTTTGATAAGAACCTAAGCATTGACGAGATAATTGAAGATGCATACGAACGTATTGGTATGCAGGGTGTTTCTGGTTATCAATTAAAAACTGCGAAACGATCTTTAAATATTTTATTTTCTGAATGGGGAAATAGAGGTCTTCATTTTTGGGAAGTAAAAAATCAAAATGTAAAATTAGTCAGTGGCCAAGCTGTGTATACTTTTTTTAGATCACCCTCAGATGGTGCATCTAATGGAATACCAACTACTATATCATCAAGTATTAACTCAAGCGTAACTACAGTTCCAGTTGCATCTGTTACAGGGATGTCAACTGTAGGCGGAACAATTACTATAAACAGCGAACAGATTTCTTATACAGGAATATCAAGTTTAAATTTAACGGGATGCACTAGAGGCGTAAACGGCAGCACTGCAGCTTCTCACACCTCTGGTGATACAGTCACTCAATTTCCTAATGGAATGACAGACATACAAGAAGCAAACTATAGAATAGCTTCTACAAATGTTGATACTCCAATGACAAAAATAAGTAGATCTCAGTATCAAGGTTTTTCTAATAAAACAGACACTGGAACACCTTCACAATATTGGGTTCAAAGATTTATAGATAAAGTTACAATGACTTTGTACTTAACTCCTGGTGCTTCACAAGCAGGTAATTTTATTAATTTTTATTATACAAAAAGAATTGATGATGTGGGTGCATACACAAATGCAACTGATGTTCCATATAGATTTGTACCGTGCATGATTTCAGGTTTAGCTTATTACTTGGCTTTAAAATATGCACCACAAAGAGTGCAGGAATTAAAATTATTATATGAAGATGAATTATTAAGAGCAGAAGATGAAGACGGTTCTTCTAACTCTACTTACATATCACCTAAAATATATTATCCGGGTATTGGTTAATGACTGTTTTTTCACAAGGTAAATATGCTTTAGCTATTTCTGATAGGTCAGGTATGGCTTTTCCATACAACGAAATGGTTAGAGAATGGAATGGTGCCTTGGTCCATGTTTCAGAATACGAACCTAAACAACCACAGTTAGAGCCTAAGCCAACAAGTGCAGATCCACAAGCTTTACAAAGAGCAAGACCAGCAAGAACAGAATTTCCAACAGAAGATTTTTTACCTGAGAATCCTATTATAACTGCTTCTAATACTACTTTAAAAATTAATTTTCCAAATGGAGATTTACAAGTTGATGACCATATTCGTTTACGTAATATTAAACAACCTGTTGGTGGAGTTGCAATTTCAACACTTCAACTATCAACAACTTTAAATGGAGCAATAACAGATTCAGTAACGACAATTGATCTTACCGATGGATCAGAGTTTCCAACATCTGGTTTTATTGTAATAGAAAAAGTAAACAGCACAACAGGAATTTATGAAAATGAAGTTATTGAATATACTGGAAGAACATCAAATCAATTAACAGGATGTACTAGGGGAACTAGTGCACCATACAGAGGCGTGTCTCCTGAATCTACAGTTGCAAGTTCACACAGTAATTTAGCTAAAGTTTTTGGTTCTTATAAAGTTGCATCATTAAACACGACTCAAGTTAAAGGCACAGGTCAACCTGAATTTTCTACACAATTTGATGGTATAAATGTTACTTTAGTTAATGCTGCATCAAGCACAGAAACAGGGGGCGGTTTACAGTGTACAATTGGACCGATAAATGATAGGGCTTAATTATGTCAGGAGTTTCTAAATATAATTACACAACATTAAAACAAGCGATCTTAGATTATGCTGAAGTAGATGATACTGTTTTTACTACAACTATTTTAGATGGTTTTATAATGGCTGCTGAAATGAGAATTTATCAAGAGCTTCCCATGGACTCTCAAAGACATGTTCAAGAAGGCACATTAGCTGCAAACGATAATACAATTAATGCACCAGCAGGAACTTTGTTTATAAGAGGTATAGAAGTATTTAATTCTACTTCAACATCTGAAGGTAATGGTAGTTGGTTAGAAAAAAAAGATCAAACTTATTTATCAGAATTTGTGGATAGAAAATTTGGTCCTTCTGGTGAAATACAAGCTCCTACGGATACAGCTAATTCAGTAACAGGGTTTCCTAAATACTATGCTATGTTTGGTGGCGCTACTGGTACAACAGACACGACTTCAGGAGGAATGTATTTAGCACCCACTCCTAATGCAGCATATAAATTTAGAGTATATTATAATAAATATCCTACTGGTTTAGGGTCAGGAAGTGATGGTGTGGCCAATACTTATTTAAGTGATTACTTCCCTCAAGGTCTATTATATGCTTGCTTGGTAGAGGCATTTGGGTACTTAAAAGGTCCAACGGATATGTTGACATATTATGAAAATAGATATAAAAATGCAGTACAACAGTTTGCAGGAATGCAACTTGGAAGACGAAGACGAGACGATTACACTGATGGAACAGTTAGAATACCAGTCAAGTCCCCGTCTCCATAAATAGGAGTATAATATTATGGCAATAACATCGGCAGTATGTAACAGTTTTAAAGCAGAAGTTTTACAAGCTTTACATAATTTTACAGCATCGTCTGGGAATACTTTTAAAATAGCTTTATATACAAGTTCAGCTACTTTGAATAAATCAACAACAGCTTACAGTACATCAAATGAAATATCTAATACATCAGGTTCAGCTTATTCTGCGGGTGGTGCCACACTTACAAGTGTAACTCCGGCTTTATCGACTGATACTGCATGTTGTGATTTTGCAGACGTTAGTTTTACTTCTGCTTCATTTACAGCGAACGGTTGTTTAATCTACAATGATACAAACGCTGATAGAGCAGTTTGTGCAATCGCATTCGGCGGAGATAAAACTGTATCATCTGGAACTTTTACAATTCAATTCCCAACAGCAGACGCATCTAACGCAATCCTTCGTATAGCGTAAGGAGTAACGACGGATGTCCGTTACTAGAACATTCACAGTAACGGTAGTCTCTACCGGCTCGGGTAATAAGTATTTTATTGATGGTGTACAACAACCCACAATAAGTTTAGCAGAAGGTTTTACATATAGATTTGATGTTTCCGACAGTTCTCTTGGAAGCCATCCTTTTAAATTTTCAACAACATCTGATGGAACTCATGGCGGCGGTAGTGAGTACACAACTGGTGTTACGACAAACGGAACGACCGGACAAGCCGGGGCATACGTACAAATTGAAGTAGCCGCATCTGCACCAACTTTATATTATTATTGTCAGTACCACTCTGGAATGGGTGGACAAGCAAATACAGTAGATCCTGATAGTTATGGAATGTTGGCATGGGATACCAACTATTGGGGCGAACAAGGTCCATTTGCAGTTTCTTTAAGTGGTCAATCTACGACCTCTAGTGTCGGTAGTGTAACAGCCGCGCAAACTGTAACAGCATCTCTAACAGGTGTTTCAGCAACATCTTCAGTAGGGTCTTTAACTATTAATACATTAAAAGAAGTATCTTTAACAGGGGTGCAAGCAACCTCTTCAGTAGGTTCTGTAGTATCAGCTAATGTTGAAGGTTGGGGTAGACAAGAATGGGGAAACTCTGGTTGGGGTGTAGAGTATGGCGTAGAGCCTACCGGTGTTTCAGCAACATCTTCAGTAGGAAGTATATCGCCTGCAGACGTAATGGGATTAACAGGTGTTTCAGCAACATCTTCAGTAGGAAGTATATCGCCAGCCGATGTTATGGGATTAACAGGAGTAAGTGCAACATCTTCAGTAGGTTCTGTAAATATATCTCTTACAGTTTTTCAAAATGTAACAGGAGTAAGTGCTACATCTTCAGTAGGTTCAATATCTCTTACAGATATGACAGTGGGTTTAACAGGGTTAAGCACAACATCTTCTGTAGGAGAACTTTCTCCTGCGGTTGTTGTAGGATTAACAGGAGTTCAAGCTCAATCAGCTGTTGGAGATTTTGATAACGCAGGTACGTTAGTTGGTTGGGGTAGAAATGGTTGGGGTGAAGAACCTTATGGAGATTCATTTAATAAACTAGTTCAACTTTCAGGTTTAACAAGCATGACTGCTTCTGTAGGAACTATTGCACCTGCAGATGTAATGGGATTAACAGGAGTAGAAGCAACTTCTTCAGTGGGAGCTATTGCACCTGCAGATGTAATGGGACTAACAGGAGTAAGTGCTACATCTTCAGTAGGTTCACTTGTTCTTGAAATAGGTGTTCCACTAACCGGAGTAAGTTCTACATCTTCTGTTGGCGCTATAGCTCCAACACAAATGTCTGTAGGTTTAACAGGAGTAGAAGCAACTTCTGCTGTTGGAGAAGCAGAGGCTACTAATACAGAGATAGCTGCACCGACAGGATTAGAAGCAACCACTGCTGTAGGTTCAATTGTTATTGACATAGGTGTTCCACTAACTGGAGTATCTGCTACTGCATCAACAGGTGCTATTACACCTGCAGATGTAATGGGACTAACAGGAGTAGAAGCAACTGCTGATGTTGGGGTCCTTGGTATATTAGGATATGGAGATATTGATATTACTGGAAATACCAGTTATAATGGTGTTGACGTGACAGGAAATACATCGTATACAGACGTAACACACGTAGCGTAGGAGAAAAAATTATGGCTTCAACTTATACACCTCTTGGTGTCGAATTAATGGCAACCGGTGAAAATGCCGGTACATGGGGAACAAAAACAAACGCAAATTTAAATTTAATATCACAATTAACAGGTGGTTTTGCTCAAGTATCTATTGCAGGTGGAGCAGGCACAACAGCTTTAGACGTTGATGACGGTGCTTTAACAGGAACTGCTCAACAAAGAATGATTGAGTTTACTGGTAGTATTACTGGAAACAGAATTGTAACAATACCATTAGACGTAGAAACTTTTTATATTTTAAGAAATTCAACATCGGGTGCTTATACAGTTCAATTTAAATATGCTACTGGTTCAGGAAGCACTTTTACTTTTGCAGCTACAGATAAAGGTGACCAACTAGTATTTGCAACAGCTAGTGACGGCACTAACCCAAATATTTTAGATTTAAGTTTTGGTGATGTAACTCTTAATGGAACACAAACTTTAACAAATAAAAGTTTAACAGCTCCTATTTTAACAGGTAGCTCTAGTGCTGCAGGTTCTGTTTTATTTAAAGAAGATACTGATAACGGGACGAATGCGGTAACTCTTATTGGTCCAGCATCAACAGCAGACGTTACTGTAACGTTGCCAGCAGCTACAGATACTTTAGTAGGTAAAGCAACAACAGACACTCTAACAAACAAATCAATAGATTCAGATAACAATACAATTACAAATCTTGTAAACGCAGACATAAAATCTAGTGCTGCAATTGCTTTTAGCAAAATGGCAGACTTAACAGCTTCTCGAGCTTTGGTATCTGATGGTAGTGGGGATGTCTCAGTAAGCGCTGTAACTAGCACAGAAGTTGGATATTTAGATGGTGTATCATCAGCTATTCAAACACAAATAGATAGTAAAACTTCAACAGGAAAAGCTATTGCAATGGCAATGATTTTCGGATAAAAAGAAACCAGGAGAATAAAATATTATGGCTAACCCAAATATAGTAAATGTAACATCGATACTTGGAAAATCGGTCCAAGCAACATTAAACACAACTCTTACAACAGAAATTTTAGCATGTGCTTCTGATAAACTTTTAAAAGTAAATAATATTATCGTAGCAAATATAGATGGTTCTAGTTCTGTTAATGCATCTGTTTTTATAACAAAATCTGGTGGATCACCAGTTGCAATTGCAAGCACTATTGCAGTTCCAGCAGATTCAACTTTAATTGTTTCAGATAAAAATACTACAATCTATCTTCAAGAAGGTGATAACATTGAAGCTGGTGCAAGTGCTAACTCAGACGCTACAATCACAATAAACTACGAAGAACTAGACGACGCGTAGGAGGTCAACTGTGGCTGATTTTGCATCTTTAGACGATAACAACATCGTAACTAACACGTATCATATAGCAGATTCTGATGCTCCAACAGAAGCTGATGGAATTGCATTTTGTGTTTCTTTGTACGGCGAAGGTAATTACAAACAGTTTTGGAAAGATGGTTCTCAAAGAGCTCGTGGAGCAGCAGTAGGATTTGTTTACAATGTTTCAGAAAATGTTTTTCATGCACCTAAACCTTTTGATTCTTTTGTTTGGAGTGATGAAAATAAAGATTATATTGCTCCTATGCCAAAACCTACAAAAGATTTAATTGATAGACCTTTTCCTTATACAGACGAAGATGTAATGGCTTCAGAATCCATAGAACAAGCTGTTACAAGATTATTCTATAGATGGGACGACAGTAGAGGAACATGGTTAGCTAGTGAATTTACAGTCGGCACAAATGATTTTGGAGATAAAGTTCCTGAACCAACTGGTAATGATTTTACTTGGAACTCGACAAATTCAACATGGGATGCTATATAATATGCTATGTCTAGATTTGTAAATGATAACTTAATTAACAATAAAAAAATTTCTCAACCACCATTAGATAATGGTGGAATTGTTGGACCAGATAATGATCCAACTAATACAGCAGCTGTCCCAGGTCAACCAGCTGTTCCTACTAGTAACACTACTTACAATTCAGGATCAAACTATGCAGCTAATCCAAGAACAACTGAAGTTGACGTTCTTCTTGTGGGAGGAGGAGGAAGTTCTGGTGCTCACTACGGTGGGGGCGGCGGAGGTGGCGGTGTAGTTCACCGTCCAGGAATGCCTGTATCAGGTGGAACAACTTATCCAATTGGTGTTGGTTCAGGAGCTCCAGCTCCTCCAGGTGATTTTGCAACTGGTGGAAACGGTGGTGACACAACAGTTTTTGGTCTTACTGCAAAAGGTGGTGGACATGCCGGTTGGAATCCAGGACCTGGGGGAAACCCAGGCGGGTCTGGTGGAGGTGGAGGACCTTCAGGTGGACCAGGACAACAACCTGCTCAACCAGGTGATTCAGGAAATTATGGATTTGGAAGTAATGGTTATTCACCAGGGCCAGGTGGTGGTGGCGGTGCCGGTTCATCTGGTGGTACTAATGGTGGAAACGGAAAATCTGTAGGAGGCCAATTTCCAGGAACTTTTGCTGGCGGAGGAGCTGGTTCAGGCGGGTCTGGTGGACCCGGAGGCGGTGGAAACTCTAACAGTGGTGGTACAAATGGACTAGGTGGCGGAGGCGGAAAAGATTTAGGCGGCTCTGGAGGAAACGGAGTAGTTAAAATATATGTTCCAGCTGTTTCTGCAATACCTGCTGTCCCAGAAGATAAAGTTGCAAACGGAATATGGGGAGTCAAAACACAGTACTCATCTAGAGTACAAAACATTTGGCCTACGTAGTATGTCTAGATTTATAAATGATAACTTAATTAACAATAAAAAAATTTCTCAACCACCATTAGATAATGGTGGAATTGTCGGACCAGACAACGACCCAACAAACACAGCAGCTGTTCCAGGTCAACCAGCTGTACCCACTAGTAACACTACATATAACTCGGGATCAAACTATGCAGCTAATCCAAGAACAACTGAAGTTGATGTTCTTCTCGTAGGAGGAGGCGGAAGTTCTGGCGCTCACTACGGTGGAGGCGGAGGAGGCGGTGGCGTAATCCATCGTCCAGGAATGCCTGTGTCAGGTGGAACTACTTATCCAATAGGCGTTGGCTCGGGAGCTCCAGGTCCTCCAGGTAATTTTTCAACTGGTGGAAATGGTGGAGATACAACAGTTTTTGGTTTAACCGCAAAAGGCGGAGGACATGCCGGTTGGAATCCAGGCCCTGGTGGAAATCCAGGTGGATCTGGTGGAGGCGGCGGACCTTCAGGTGGACCAGGTCAACAACCTGCTCAACCAGGTGATTCAGGTAATTATGGGTTTGGAAGTAATGGTTATTCACCAGGACCAGGTGGAGGCGGCGGTGCCGGTTCTTCTGGTGGTACTAACGGTGGAAACGGAAAATCTGTAGGTGGTCAATTCCCAGGAACTTTTGGTGGAGGGGGATGTGGATCTGGTGGATCTGGTGGACCCGGAGGTGGCGGAAACTCTAACGGCGGCGGTACTAATGGTCTTGGAGGCGGAGGCGGAAAAGATTTAGGTGGATCTGGTGGTAATGGAGTAGTTAAAATATATGTTCCAGCAGTATCTGCAATTCCTGCAGTTCCAGAAGACAAAGTTGCAAATGGTATTTGGGGAGTAAAAACACAATACTCATCTAGAGTGCAAGATATCTGGCCTACGTAATATAGACTTTACACTTATTACAGTGTATAATTTTTTTAATGAAAGAATATAGATCTAGTAAAGAAAGTCATATTGGAGGTTGGTATATAGATAAATCAATATGTGATAAACTTATTGATTATTTTAATTTAAACAAACATCAACATGTAAAAGGCATAACTGGAAAAGGTTATAGAACAGAACATAAAGACTCTACTGATCTTGAAATAGGACCAGATAGAGAAGACGTGCCTTTTAATTTATATAGAAAAAGTTTACAAGAATGTTTAGATTTGTATTGTGAAAAATATAGTTTTTTAAAAGGTTTTAAAAGATTTAACATAATAGATAATTATAATTTACAATACTATAAACCAAATCAAGGTTTTAAAGTTTGGCATTCAGAAAGACAAAACCTAGCAACTTCAAGAAGAGTGTTAGTTTTTATGACTTATTTAAACGATGTCCCTGATGGTGGAACTGAATTTTTGTATCAAAAAATACTTACACCTGCGGAAAAAGGTTTGACATTAATTTGGCCTACTGATTGGACCCACACACATAAAGGACAGATAAGTAAAATAAACGAAAAATATATTGTAACAGGTTGGTTTGAATTTTGTGAGTAAAATTTTATCTTTACATACCTCTCATGATGGGAGTTTAACTTACGTAGTAGACAATGAAATAATATTTCACACTCAACTAGAAAGATATAACAGATATAAACACGCTTCTTTTCCTGTAAAATATTTTTTAGATTTAATTAAATCATTAGAGTTTGATACTTTTATAGTCTCGCTACATCCCAGTAGTAGTAACAAAAATATGTGGTTTTCTTTTTTTGAACAAATGCCAAATACGTTTAAAAATGTAAAAATAATACATCACGATACAGATGTTCATCACTATTTTCATGCTTGTTGTAGTCTTATTTGGAACAAGAACATTTCAAATATTTTAGTTTACGATGGAACAGGAGCTTATTTAAACAACTCTTTATATGAAAGAGAAACTTTATTTAATTACAATGATGACTTAATTCTTATAAATAGGTTTCAAAATAATATAGGCATTGACTATGAATTAGGTAGTATAAGAATTATGAAAGAAGAACATGCAGAAGCTAAAACCATGGCGTATAGTTTGTTTGATGAAGAAGCAAAAACATTACAAAAAAACTTTGAAATAAAATCAATTAATTTTATTAAATCTTTAGATAAGAAAGAATTAATATTGACAGGAGGGTGCACACAAAATGTTTTGTTAAATAATAAGTTGTTAGATATTACTGATAATCTTTTTTGTGATCCTTTTAATACAGATTCTGGAATATCTTTAGGAGCACTAAACCATGAAGTAGGTTACAAAATTAAAAACGATACTATTTATTTAGGTATAAAACAAAATATAAATACAGATTTATTTTTAAAGTATACTATTAAAACTGTTGAACCTTATGAGGTAGCACAAATTTTACAAGAAGACCCTGTTGCAATATTTCAATCTAGAAGTGAACAAGGGCAAAGAGGTTTAGGAAACAGGTCACTATTGATGAACCCTTCTCATCCACAAGCTTACGATAAATTAAATGCAATTAAAAAAAGAGAGTGGTACAGACCCTTTGCTTGTTCTGTTCTTAAAGAAGAAGCATCTAAGTGGTTTGATTTAAAAAAAATAGATGAGTCCCCATATATGATGTATGTTTTTGATTTATTAGAAAGTAAGAAACAGATTATTAAATGTGGTGTGTCTAAAGATTTTAAAAGTAGAATTCAAACTGTTTCTCAAAAAAATAATAAACACTACTATGAATTAATAAAAGCTTTTAATAATATTACAGGTGTGCCAGTTTTAGTTAATACAAGTTTAAACCTACCTGGAGAAGTTTTAGTTGAAACTATGTACGACCTATACTGTATGTTTACAGAGTCTGATTTAAAGTATATATATTTACCTGAGATTAAAAAGATAATAGTTAAATGAATTTAAAAATGAAATATTGGTATTGGAAAAAAGTTTTTCCAGACCACATGTGTGACCACATCATAAAATTAGGTAAAGAAAAAAAGAAAGAATTTGCTGTTGTAGGTCATAATGAAAACAAAGAACTGTCAGAAAAAGATATTGAAGATCAGAAAAAAACTATAAGAGATTCAAAGGTTGCTTGGTTTAATGAACCCTGGTTGTTTAATATGTTGGCACCTTATTTCTTAGAGGCTAACGAAAAAGCTGAATGGCATTTTACTTATGATTTTATAGAACCTGTTCAATTTACTGAGTACAAACCAGGTCAGTATTATGGTTTTCATCAAGACTCAGATTTTTGGGTAAATAAAGATCCGTTAAGAAAATTAAGTTGTGTGGTTTCTTTGTCAGATCCAAAAGATTATAAAGGTGGTGACTTTAGAATGAATCTTAAAAGCGGTTTACATGGAAGTGATTCTTTTTTAGATGTCACTCATCTAAATGGAAAAGGCAACTTAATTATATTTCCCTCACAACTGTGGCATGAGGTTACTAAAATTACAGAAGGCACTAGATATTCTTTAGTTGCTTGGGCAGGAGGACCTCCTTTCCGTTAATGGACTATGAAATAAAAGATAATTTTTTAGATCAAAAAGAAATTAATTATTTTAGAGAAACTATATTAAGTAATAATTTTCCTTGGTTTTTAACTGGTGTACAATCTGATGAAGACCCGTTGCATAAACAGTTTGTACATATCTTTTATAGAGAAGATAATTTTAACACTGACTATAAAGAACTACTGCGCCCCATATTAAATAAACTTAATCCTACTGCAATTCACAGAATAAAGGTAAATCTTTTAACCAAAACACATAATGTTGTAGAGCCCCCTTTTCATACAGACCATACTTCTAAAGATGTGTCATCATCTATTTTATATTTAAATACAAATAATGGGTATACAGGGTTCAAGGATCAGAAATCGTTATCTATTGAAAATAGATTAATAACCTTTCCTTCTTGCACACCACATTATGGTAGCACTTGTAGTGATGAGCACTTTAGGATTGTTGTAAACATGGTATATATAAAATGAAATATAGTATTGTTGATAATTTTTTAGACAAAGAAGATTTTTTGCAAATAAAATATTTATTAGAGAACCCTAAATTTAATTGGTTTTACAGAGAATATATGGCAGGTGAAAAAGATGCACCTTATTTTTCTCATGGTTTTTTTAATCACAGTGAAAAAATATCTCCTAGTTTTAAAATTATTCAGCCTCTATTAAATAAATTAAAATATATAGCTTTGGTTCAGGTAAGAGCTAACTTAACTTTAAAAACAGACCAACCAATTGAAACTGCTTGGCATACGGACTACAATTACTCAAACGGAAAAACAGCGATATATTATTTAACAACCTGTAACGGCCTTACAGTTTTAGATAAAGAAGAGAAGATTAAAGTTAACTCGGTTGAAAATAGGGTGATTGTTTTTGACAATAACATATCGCATAAATCTGTTACACATACAGATACAAAAAGAAGAATTATATTAAACATAAATTATTTTGATGAACAGTAATAAAATTACAGTTGTTGGAGGAGGGACTGCAGGATTAATCTCTGCATTAATTTTAAAAACAAGGTTTCCACAAAAAAACATACAGATAATAAAATCAGATAGAATAGATATTATTGGGGTAGGTGAAGGATCTACAGAACATTTTAGAGAATTTATGAAGTACTGTAATATAACTCCACAAGAAATAATAAAAGAATGTGACGCTACAGTTAAGTTAGGAGTTATGTTTGAGGGTTGGACTAAGGTTCCTTATTTTCATAACATAGATGACAGAATACATAGTGTTAAATTTGGACAGTACTTAGCTAGCTTTGGTTATTTAATTAATCAAAACTATAATCAAATAGAAACAACTAATTTATCGTATAAAAATAATGAAATAGAATTGTCTCAACTTGACCCTAATAACTTTTTAATTAATCAATTTCATTTTAACACATTTAAATTAAATAAATTTTTACAAAAAAAATGCGAAGAAAAAAATATAACAATTACTAATGATGAGATTAAAGAAATTATTTTAAAAGATAAAAACATACACGAACTACGAGGAGAAAAGTCTAACTATATATCTGATTTTTTTATTGACTGTACAGGTTTTAAAAGATTACTTATCTCTAAATTAAATTTAAAATGGTTATCCTATAATGATTACTTAAAATTAAATCATGCTATAGCTTTTCAAACAGAAGACACAGAAAACTATAACACATACACTTTAGCTAAGGCTATGGATTATGGGTGGATGTGGAGAATACCAGTATACGGACGTTGGGGAAACGGATATATATTTGACGATACTTTAATAAATGCCGAACAAGCTAAAGAAGAAGTTGAAAAACTTTTAAATAAAAAAATTAATGTAGCTAAAGATATTAAGTTTGAAGCAGGGGCATTAGAAAAAGTGTGGATAAATAATTGTGTAGCCGTAGGACTAAGCGCAAATTTTGTAGAACCTTTAGAGGCTACATCAATAGGAACAAGTATTAATCAAATGTTTCTTCTAACTCACGTGTTAGAAAACTACAATCAAAGTATGATTGATGATTACAATAACAAAATAAATTGTATTATGGAAAATATTAGAGACTTTATTTTTATGCATTATATGGTTGAAAGAGAAGACACTTTGTTTTGGAAAAAAATTAAAAAAATTACACCACCCAATACTTTAAGAGAAAAGTTAATTAAATGGAATAGTAGATTACCTATAACTGATGATTTTAAAGAAACTAATTATTTGTTGTTCTTTGAAAAAAATTGGGCAAGTGTTTTATGGGGGCTAGGTTTGTTAGATAAAAATAAAATAAAAAAAGAATACAATAGTTTTTCTAAAGACTGGGAGACTTATTGTGTAAGTGCTTATGAAAAGTATAAAAGTTCTCTTAATAATTTAACTCTTACTCACAAAAAATTTTTAGAAACATGGATTATAAAATAAAAGATAACTTTCTTTCTAAAGAAGAGAATAACTATTTATACAAAACATTAACTAACAATTACTTTCCTTGGTTCTATGTTGACTGTATTGGAAAACCTTATGATAATAAAAGATTTTATTTTACACATATGTTTATGTTAGAAGAACAGATCAACTCAGAGTTTTATAAAGACATAGAGAAAACAATTATTAGTAAATTAGATTACAATAAAATATACAGAGTAAAAGCTAATTGTTTTGTTAAAGAACCAAAAAACTTTAAATCAGAAAAACATGTTGATGAAGATTTTGACCACAAAGTATTAATATATTATCTTAATACTAATAACGGACACACTTTGTTGGAGGATAAAGTAAAGATAGATTCAATTAACAATAGAGCATTATTTTTTAATGGATCAATTAAACATAGTGCAGTGTCTCAAACAGATACTAAAATACGATTAAATATAAATATTACTTATGACTAATTTTTTAAAAGACATTAAATACAAGATTATTAGAAACGTTGTACCTGAACAGTTATGTGATTTTATATCTGAGTATTTTTTATTAAGAGAAAAAGTTGCAGGCACTCTAGTAGAGAACAAAGCAATACCACCTTTTGATGAAAGCTGGGGCATGTTTAACGATGCTCAAGCCATGGGTCATTACTCTCATTATAGCGACACAGCTATGGAGGTTTTATTACAAAGGATAAAACCACTCATGGAACAGGAAACAGGGTTAAACCTATATGAAAACTATTCGTATGCAAGAATATATAGAGAAGATGCTGTTCTAGATAAACACACAGATAGATTTAGCTGTGAAATATCTACTACTTTAAATTTAGGGGGTGATCCTTGGCCATTTTTTTTGACAAAAGACGGAAAAGAAATTGAGGTTAATTTAAGTAAGGGTGATATGTTGATTTACTTAGGTATTGAATTAGAACATTGGCGAAAAAAATTTGATGGGGACTTTTGCATACAGGCATTTCTACACTATAACGATAAAAATAATCCAAATTCTGAAAGTAACAAGTTTGATACACGGGAACATTTAGGTCTTCCCTCTTTTTTTAAAAAGTGATATAGCTAGAGGGTTAAATACATATTTAAAACACTCAAAATATATGGTAATAAGCCATTATGCTACAAAAATTAGGTTTTGCCCCAGGATTTAATAAACAAGTCACAGAGACCGGCGCTGAAGGACAATGGTTTGATGGTGATAATGTACGTTTTAGGTATGGATCACCTGAAAAAATAGGTGGTTGGCAGCAACTCGGCTCTAATAAATTAACAGGTGCTGCAAGAGCCCTTCATCATTGGGATGATAATGCTGGTATAAAATACTCGGCAATCGGAACTAATAGAATTCTTTATGCATTTTCTGCAGGCACGTACTATGACATACACCCTATACGAGCTACAATTACAGGCGCTAACTTTACAAGCACCGCTGGTAGTGCAACTGTAACTGTAACAGTTGCTTCTGATCATGGTTTAAAAACTGATGATATCGTTTTATTTGATAGCGTGTCAGGGTTATCAGGATCTACTTTTACAAACGCATCTTTTGAAGATCTTAAATTTATGGTGTCTTCAGTTCCTAACTCTAAAACATTTACTATCACAATGGCGGTGGTTGAGTCAGGAACACCGGTAACAAACGCAGGGACAGCATCAGTTTTATGTTATGAATCTGTCGGACCCGCACAACAACTTGGAGGGTTTGGTTGGGGTACAGGACTTTGGTCAGGAACCGCTGCAGGATCTGTAACAACTACTCTTGCATCAAACATAACAAACACCACAGACACAAGTATAACATTAACTAGCTCTGCAGCTTTCCCATCTTCAGGTACAGTGCAGATAGGAACGGAGTTTATTACATTTACAGCAAATAATACAGGAACAGGAGTTTTATCTGGAGGAGCAAGAGGTGCTTCTGGAAGCACGCCCGCAACTCACAGTGCCGGCGTTACTGTACAAAATATTACAGCGTACACTGGTTGGGGAGATGCGAACAATAGTGATCTTGTTATTGACCCTGGTTTATGGGTGCTTGATAATTATGGTACAAAATTAATTGCACTTGTATATAATGGTAGATGTTTTGAGTGGGACGCAGCTGCAACTGGAGCTATTAGCACCAGAGCAACTTTAATATCAAATGCTCCTACAGCATCACGTCACGTGGTGGTATCAACACCAGACAGACACTTAGTATTTTTTGGAACAGAGACAACTGTTGGCACAACAACTTCGCAAGATCAAATGTTTATAAGATTTTCTGATCAAGAAAATATTGATGGCACTGATGCATATACAGTTAAAGCCAACAACACTGCAGGTACTCAAAGACTTGCAGATGGATCAAAAATTATGGGTGCCTTAAAGGGTAGGGATGCAATTTATGTATGGACCGACACAGCATTATTTTTAATGAAATTTGTTGGACAACCTTTTACTTTCTCATTCGAACAAGTCGGTACTAACTGTGGTTTGATTGGTAAGAATGCATGTGTTGAAGTTGATGGTACTGCTTATTGGATGTCGGAAAATGGATTTTTTCAATACGATGGTCAATTAAGATCAATGCCTTGTCTTGTAGAAGATTTTGTTTATGACGATATTAATTTTACTTCTAGAGATCTTATTAATGCAGGTTTAAATAATTTGTTTGGAGAGATAAACTGGTTTTATTGCACAGCTAATTCAAATCAAATTGACAGAGTAGTCACCTACAATTATTTAGACTCAAGTTCTCAACGTCCTATTTGGACAACTGGAACTTTAGATAGAGCAGCGTGGCAAGACTCTGCAGTTTTTGATAAGCCTCATGCAACGTATTATACCCCCTCTGATAATGCATCTACTGATGTTATTGGTAATACAAACGGACTTAGTATATACTATGAACACGAAACAGGGACTAATCAAGTTCTTTCAGGTGGCGCTACAACCGCTATTATTGCGTCAATTAAATCTGGAGATTTTGACATTACGCAACGTAGAAGCAATACAGGACAAACAGTTGGCATGCCAGACATTAGAGGAGACGGAGAATTTATAATGAGAATTAGTAGATTTATACCAGACTTTATTGAACAAACAGGTGACACTGCAGTTAAATTTAAAACAAAATTATATCCAAATAGTTCTGAAGTTACAAACAGTTTTACATGTACTTCTTCAACAACTAAAAAAGACATTAGAGTAAGGGCTAGACAAGTAGCTTTAGAAATTTCTAATACAGGTCTTAATGAAGATTGGAAATTAGGTACGTTTAGATTAGATATACACCCAGGAGGAAGAAGGTAATGGCTACTGACAAAGAAATACGAGAAGCAGGTTTTAAATATATTCCACAACAAAAATATTTACAGAGTCCTTTTCAAATACCCACTGCACCAGAAGCACCAGTAATTAATCAAGGTATTGTAAACACAAATGCTTTTACAAATAGTGGTGGTGGAGGAGGAATTTCAAGTTTACCCACAAATCAATTAATGCCAGGGTTTGAGCAAGCTCTTGCTGCTAGACAAAGAAGATTAACAAATCCAGATCCTTTTGCACAAAAAATTTATAATATGGGTTTTCCAAAACAAAGATCAGTTGATCAAATGATGCGTGATGCAACTGCGTATAACATGAATGAGTTAGGTCCTGACTTTAGTCAAATAGGTATAACATCAGATATGACGGGACCTGAAATACAACAAGCGATGGCTGAATATGGTGCTGATGAAACAAGTATTGGAAATTATCCTGTAGATAATCCTTTAGATGTTAGAAAAAATTTGCCGTTTGGATTAACAGGTATTTTATCTAGAGTGCTCCCAAGTGCTTACTACGATAAAATGACAATGCCTGAACAAATATATACACAATCTAAAATGGGTTACACTGGTCCAACAGTATTTGGAGCAAATGATAGTGGTCTACAAAAAGATATATTTGGAAGAAACGTTGTTTCTAGTTATGGTAACTATGCAAAAAAACAAGCAAAAGATATTCAAAAATTAGATGACTTATTTGAATCAAAAACTTTTACAGATAAATATGGAGACTTAACTTTAGAAGAGGATGATGAAGGTATATTTAGTTTTACAGGAGGCACTAAAAAACAAATAGATCTTGCAAATAAAATGCATAAATTAAATTTAATAAGATATAATTATGATAAAAAAAGTTTAAAAGAATTAGAAGATATTAAAAATCAAACTGGTTTTACCGATATAATGGAAGCACAAAATCAAGGCATCACTGATTATGGAATTACTTCAGGAGTTTCTGATGCTGATTATACTGGAGGCGGTAATATAGATAGAGCTATTGATAGAGCTAGAGAAAGAAGTGATGCTACTACACCAGATGATTTTGGACAATCAGAAGGTATGGTTGATGGTTGGGAGGATTAAATGGCAAAAATTGTACAATCATTAACTAGAGCAAAACCTGAGTATGAACAATCTAATATACAATCATTAGTAAGAGATTTAGATGCGGTAATTAAAAAATTAAATACTTCTTTTCAAGAGGAAGTAAAACAGGAGATAGAAGCTAAAAGTTTCTTTTTAGAATAATGGCAGTAGTAAACCAATATAAATTTGTAGGCATAGACAACAGCACGTCAGGGAGCGCTCTTGTTCCTTTTGGAACAGGTAATCCTACAGTAAACGAAACATATATTATTAAGTCAATATTAGTCACAGCTGCTGGCACACCTACAGTAACAATTTTAAATAACAGTATAACAGCTATAAAATCAGCAGCTTTAACAGCCAATGTTACGACAGAATTGTTGACCCAACCTATGGTCGTAGAAGGAGGGTCAGCACTAACTGTGCAGTCAAGCAGCACAGATTCATTTGATATAGCAATAAGCTATTTAAATATATTAAAGGAGAAAATAGACTAATGAAAATATATAACGCTAAAGTAGAAGAAACTTACAGACATAAGAAAACAGGTGAGGTTTTTAAAGAAAGAAAAGACTGGGAAGCTAAGGGTTATAAGCCGGAAGAGATGGCACAAGACGTAAATGTTATTATGCCTCCTCTTGATTTATTTAGTAAAACCAAGTAAACATAGGAATTAAGGTAAATTTATGGCAATATCTAGAATGCAACAACCACAACAGATGCAAGGCGGAATAGGCTCTTTACAAGATCCTAGACAGGGTTATTTTCTAGGTAAACTTGTAAAGAAAGCTGGTCGTGCTGTAAAGAAAATTACTAAAAGTCCTTTAGGTAAACTAGCTTTACTAGGTGGCGGTGCATATTTATTAGGTGGATCTTCCTTGCTTGGAGGAGGTGGTCTTAGAGGTGGTTTAGGTAATTTTGCAAATTTATTTGCAAAAACTAAAGCAGGTTTAGGAACAGGCGGCAAGTTTAGTACACTTGGAGATTTATTTAGAGTAGGTGGAAAATCTGGTGCAAATTTTAGCATACCTAGAATGTTAGCCGGTGGCTTAGGTGCTACAGCAATCGCAGCCCCATTCTTAATGGGTGGTGAAGATGAAGAGGAAGAGGTTGTAGATGTTATGGACCCAAGATATCAAGTTCAAAGAGCAAAAAATTATTACAGCGGTGCAGGTGATGCAGGTGCTGGTTTAGATTTTATGCCACAGAAAAAATATGTAATGCAAAATTTTTATGCTGCTGATGGTGGTCGTGCAGGTTATGCTGACGGTATGTTAGTAGAAGAAGATGACGAAGAAGAATATATAAGATCAAGTGCGGGTATGTCTAGAAGACAACCTAAAACATTTTTAAATATGGGTGGTGGTGCAGGCCAAGCTCAAGCAGAACAAATGCTTATGATGGAATATGTAAAATACAAAAACAAAGGTGGTGACATGTCCTTTGAACAATTTGTAAAAGCAGTAATGCAAGCATCACAACAGCCAGAAGGAGCAGGCATGGAGCAACCACAAGCAGTTCAAATGGCAGCTAACGGTGGTAGAATTGGTAAACAAGAAGGTGGAATTATGGAAACTGAAGTATCAGAAGAAGTAATGCCTTTACTTGATATGGATGGACAAGAAAAAGATTATAGAAATACAGGTGGTTTTGTAGAGCTTGGTAGAAAAGAAAGAGCAGATGATGTACCAGCAAGATTATCTAAGAATGAATTTGTATTTACAGCAGATGCTGTTAGAAACGCTGGCGGTGGAGACATAGACGAAGGCGCAGAAGTTATGGAAAACTTAATGAATAATTTAGAGCAGGGCGGTGAGATTTCTGAAGAGTCACAAGGTTTAGAAGGAGCACAAGCAATGTATGAACAACAACAAATGTTACAATCGAGGATGATATAATGGCAATAGCAGAATTTTTAGAGCCGGCAGTAAAAGATTACGCTGAACAGGCGAAAGCCACTTACTCCGCACCAATTGATACAACTAAATTTACAGGTCGTAGTTTTGTAGCGGGTGAAGACCCTTTACAAACACAAGCAATTAATCTTGCAACACAAGGTGTAGGTTCTTATCAACCATTTTTATCTGCAGCACAAGCAGCGCAACAACAAGGGGCTACAGCTTTAGGACAATCAGCAGCTGCTCTTGGTGGATTAGGTGCTTATCAAACTGCAGCAGGAAACATTGCAACAGGTGCAGCTGGTATGACAGGACCACAAGCTTACCAACCTTTTATGTCTCCGTATCAATCACAAGTTATTGATGCAACTCTAGCAGAATATGACAAGCAAGGTGCAGCAGGAGCACAACAAATTAGAGATTCAGCTATAGCATCCGGTAATTTTGGTGGCGGTAGAGAAGGTGCACAATTAGGTCAGTTTCAATCAGATAGGTTAGCAGACAGAGCCGCGTTACAAGCTTCAATGTTACAACAAGGATTTGGTCAAGCTCAACAAGCAGCACAACAGAATTTTCAAAACCAACAAAACTTATTCGGTATGCAACAAGGATTGTTCGGGCAACAGGGAGCTATGTCAGCAGCACAACAAGGTTTAGCTGGAGCGTATGGTAATCAAATGAATCAACAATTTGGTTTATCTGACTTTGGTAGAACTGGTATGGGTCAAGACGTTTCTGCATTAGGATCTCTTGGTGCATTAAGACAAGGGCTATCTCAAGCTCAATTGTCTGCTGATCAACAAGCAGCACAAACAGGAGCTTATGAACCTTATGGAAGACTTTCACAATACGGCAATACATTAACTGGTTTAGCTGGTGGTGTAGCAGGAGGACAATATGAAGAGCCTCAAGCTGCAAGTCCATTCCAATCAGCACTTAGCACAGCGTTAGGTATTGGTGGATTGTACGGAAAAATATTTGGGTAATTAATTATGGCTAAAACTAAAAAATCATCTCTTAAAGATAATCTCATGTTTAAAGCAGCTAATATAGGTGGAACTGGATACGGTCTTTTTGA